ACGGGGCAAATCCTCAAGAATTCCTCTAAAGACGGCGTAGATGAGTGGGAAGTTATCGATTTCCCAGCTATTTTGCCCTCTGGAACGCCTCTCTGGCCTGCATTCTGGAAAAAGGAGGAGTTAGAAGCCCTGAAAGCTGAACTTCCAGTCTCCAAATGGGAAGCACAGTACCAGCAGAATCCAACTTCAGAAGAAGGCGCGATCATTAAGCGTGATCAATGGCGCATTTGGGAGCAGGAAGACCCTCCGACCTGTGATTATTTGATCCAGTCTTGGGATACAGCTTTCGAGAAGCACAACCGCGCCGACTACTCCGCCTGCACTACATGGGGAGTCTTCTATCACAACGACAAAAACGGAATCTCTAAGCCAAACATTATTGTTTTGGACTCGTTTAAACAACGCATGGAGTTTCCAGAGCTAAAGCAAAAGGCAATGGAGTTATGGAAGCAGTGGGAGCCAGATACGCTCATCGTCGAGAAGAAAGCGGCTGGTGCGCCGCTTATTTATGAGCTTAGAAAGATAGGAATTCCGCTGTCGGAGTATACGCCGAGCAAAGGAAACGATAAGATAGCGCGTGTAAACGCAATTTCTGACCTGTTTGCGTCCGGCATCGTATGGTGTCCTGATACCCGCTGGGCTGACGAGTTGATTGAAGAATTAGCCTCGTTCCCCAATGGAGATCACGACGACCTTGTTGACTCGGCCTCGCAGGCATTGCTGCGTTTTAGACAAGGCGGGTTTATTTCAATCGATTCGGACGAAGAAGATGAACCAATCTACCGTCAACGCAAAGCAGTCTACTACTGAGGATAAATATGGCAACCAATTTAATGGATAGAGGTCTCTACCAAGCCCCGATGGGAATCGAAGAAGAGGGCAGCGCCCTTGAGATCGAAATTGAAAACCCAGATTCGGTCACCTTGAGCGACGGCTCAGTCGAAATTACCCTTGAGTCAGGCAGCGAGATGGACGACGAGTTCAACGCCAACCTTGCCGAAGACATGGACGAGGGGCAACTTAATCAGCTCTCAGGAGAACTTATTGAGTTAGTGGAAGCTGACATCATGTCCAGAAAAGAATGGGCAGACACCTTTGTCAAGGGACTCGAAGTACTTGGCATGAAGTATGAAGAACGCACTGAACCTTGGAATGGTGCGTGCGGAGTGTTTTCGACGATCCTTACCGAGGCAGCGATCAGGTTCCAAGCGGAATCGATCATGGAGACATTCCCAGCCGCTGGCCCAGTTAAGACCGAGATCATCGGCGCTATCGACAAGATGAAAGAAGATGCAGCCGAGCGTGTCAGAGATGACATGAACTACAAGCTGACCGAGGAAATGCCAGAGTACCGCCCAGAGCATGAGCGTCTTCTCTACTCCCTCGGCCTTGCAGGCTCCGCCTTTAAGAAGGTTTACTACGATCCAGCCTTGGGTCGCCAAGTAGCCATCTTTGTCACCGCAGAAGACCTTATCGTGCCTTACGGTGCATCCAATCTAAACATGGCAGAGCGCGTTACCCACGTAATGCGTAAGACCAAGAATGAGATGCGGAAACTCCAAGTATCGGGCTTCTACCGAGACATTGAATTGGGTGAACCCGTCTTCATCCAGACAGACATTGAGAAGCACAAGGCCGACCAACAAGGCTACAAGATCAGCGATGATGACCGCTTCCAAATCCTAGAAATCCACGCCGACCTCGTTATCGAAGGCGATGAGGACTTAGACAAGGATGGAGACCCAACAGGAATCGCGCTGCCCTACGTCGTAACAATCGAGCGTGGCACAGGCGAAGTTCTATCTATCCGCCGCAACTGGGATCCAGAGGATGAGAGGCAACTCAAGCGCCAGCACTTTGTAGACTACATCTACATCCCCGGCTTTGGTTTCTACGGCATGGGATTGATCCACATCATTGGTGGATATGCAAGAGCAGGCACTTCTCTAATCCGCCAGTTGGTGGATGCAGGAACGCTCTCAAATCTTCCCGGTGGTCTCAAAGCCCGTGGCATGCGGATCAAAGGGGACGATACCCCCATCCAGCCGGGTGAGTTCAGGGACGTGGACGTTCCTTCTGGTGGCATCAAAGACAACGTGATGACGCTCCCCTATAAGGAGCCAAGCAATGTCTTGTTAACTCTGCTCGACAGAATAACAAACGAAGGCCGCAGACTAGGCTCTATCTCGGACATGAACATCTCCGACATGAGCGCTAACGCTCCCGTAGGAACTACGCTGGCTCTCCTAGAACGCACCTTAAAGACAATGGGTGCGGTTCAGGCGCGTGTGCATTATTCGATGAAGCAGGAGTTCAAACTCCTCAAGAGCATCATTCGGGACTACACCCCGAAAGAATATGACTACGATCCACAAGACGGAGACCGTAAAGCCAAACAAGGCGACTACGACATCGTCGAGGTAATTCCTGTCAGTGATCCTAATAGCTCCACGATGGCGCAACGGATCATGCAATATCAGGCTGTGATCCAGTTGGCAGCGCAAGCTCCACAGATCTACGACCTGCCCCAGTTGCACCGCCAAATGATTGAGGTTCTAGGGATTAAGAACGCAGACAAGCTCGTCCCAACAACGGACGATCAGACCCCGCGTGATCCAGTTAGCGAGAACATGGCCTTCCTTAACGGCAAGCCAACCAAGGCTTTTATCTACCAAGATCACGAAGCCCACATCGCCTCGCACACCTCTTTCATGCAAGACCCAACGATTGCTGCCCAGATCGGCCAAAACCCTCTGGCGCAGAAGATACAGTCCTCTGTGATGTCGCATATCGCAGAGCATTTAGCGTTCCAATACCGTCGTCAGGTAGAGGAGCAATTGGGAGTACCGCTGCCAGCGCCGGACTCGGAACTCCCAGAAGACTTGGAAGTCGAACTATCTCGCCTCGTGGCGGAAGGCTCGGCCCAAGTTCTACAGGCCAACAAGGCAAAAGCCACCCAGAAGCAGGCAGAGGAAGCTGCACAAGATCCCCTTGTACAGATTCAGCAAGCAGAACTCCAGATCAGAGGACAAGAAGCCGCGACCAAAGCGAAAAAGGTCGATGCAGACATCCAAAAAGATATGGCGAACTTGCAGCTTCAAGCGAAGAAGGCTCAAGACCAGAAAGAAATTGAATTGGCGCGTATCCAAACGCAGGATAGGCAAAACAATCAAAAAATTCAGGTTGACCTGTTTAAGAAAGGTGTAAATGGAAGAAACCAAGGTTCTTAATCATCTAATCTCAGAGTTAAAGGAGCGGGAGCAATCCCTTCTCCAGAGTCTTGGGGACGGCGCAGCAACGGACTACGCCGCCTACCGGGAGGTTTGCGGCAACATTAGAGGTCTGTTGTTTGCACAAAGCCTAATCATTGACCTTGCGAGAAAAATGGAGAAATTTGAAGATGAGTGAATTCCATATGCCAGAGCTAAACATAGCTCAAACGCTGGATCCGCAAGGGCCAGTGTCTGTTTTGCCAGCGACGGCAGAAGAGAAAGCACGGCAAATCCCAGAACCCGCTACATACCACTTGTTGTGTGTCCTCCCTGACATCGACGATGAGTATGAGAGCGGTCTGGTAAAGGCAAGCCAAACCATGCATTACGAAGAAGTTCTGTCGCCAGTCCTTTTTGTAGTAAAGATGGGGCCGGATGCCTTCAAAGACGAAAAACGTTTTCCGTCTGGGCCTTCATGCAAAGTCGGAGATTTCATCCTTGTCCGCCCCAACACTGGGACACGGATCAAGATTCATGGCAAGGAATTTAGGATTATTAACGATGACAGCGTCGAAGGTGTCGTCCAAGATCCTAGAGGTATTACCCGTGCGTAAAGGAGTAACACATGGCCGAATTTGAAAAAACCGAGTTTGAGTTTCCAGACGAAAAGCAGGAAGCTGAAAAGAAGGTGAATCAAGCGATTGATGAGCCTGAAATAGAAATTGTTGATGACACTCCGGAGGAAGATCGTAATCGCGAGCCGATGAAGACAGCCCCAGAGGAGCCAACAGACGAAGAGTTAGCTGCCTACAAGCCCAAGGAACGTAACAAATTACGTGAGTTCCACAGGGCTTACCACGACGAACGCAGAGCGAAAGAAGCTGCGGCCAAGGAGAGAGAAGACGCACTTCTCTTTGCCAAGGCAGTCATGGAAGAAAACAACAAGCTCAAAGGCACTGTTAATGAGAGCCAGTCGGCCCTCTTAGAGCAGGCCAAGAAGTCTCTAGAGATAGAACTCCAAGAGGCCAAGAAGAAATACAAGGAAGCATTTGAATCCGGCGACTCCGACGCTATGGTTGACGCGCAGGAATTGATGACTTCAACGAAACTAAAGGCTGAACGTGTAAATAATTTTAAACAGAAGCCTTTACAAGAAGATGAAAATCAGTTACAAACCAGTTTAAACGCGAAAACTGACTTCGTGGATCACAAAGCTGAGAATTGGAAACGTGCCAATTCTTGGTGGGGTCAGGATCGCGAGATGACCGGATTTGCTCTTGCTTTGCATGAAAAGCTGGTTATCGAGGATGGCGTTAGCCCTCAAAGCGACGAATACTACCAACGCATAGACGGTAGGTTGCGCCAAGTGTTTCCGGAGAAGTTTGCTTCCGAGAAATCCGCTGACACGGTTCAGCGCCCTAAAGCAAATGTTGTTGCTTCTGCGACGCGAAGTGTTTCAGCGAAGAAAATCACTTTATCGCCATCAGAGGTAAATATCGCCAAGCGGCTTCAGATTCCTCTGGAACTCTATGCTCGTAAGGTTGCGGAATTAAGGAGAAATCAATGACAAATCAGAAACGTGAATCAAGAGAGTTAGAAAGTCGTGCAGAGATGGAGCGCCCCAAACGTTGGATGCCGCCCGCACTGCTGCCCGATCCAGAGCCAGAAGAGGGTTATGCCTTCCGCTGGATCCGTCTAAGTACTCTAAATAACCCTGATCCAGTCAATATTTCGACAAAACTACGCGAGGGTTGGGAACCTGTGAAGGCTTCCGAACAACCAAAGTTACGTTTGATTAGCAACCCTAACGGTCGCTTCCCGGACGGAATTGAAGTTGGCGGTCTGCTTCTTTGCAAAACCCCGGTTGAGTTCACCCATCAACGTGACGAGTATTACCAAAATCAGGCCAATACTCAGATGGAGTCGGTGGATAACAACTACATGCGCCAAAGTGATCCTAGGATGCCTGTGTTCAAAGAACGTAGCTCTAAGGTAACTTTGGGAACAAGTATTTAAAACTTTTTAGGAGCTAAACATGGCTTACCCCGCTGTTACAGCACCATATGGCCTCAAACCCGTCAATTCAATCGACGGAAAGCCATACGCAGGTGCATTTCGGCAGATTCCCGTTGCGGCCTCTTTTGGCACTGCTATCTTCTTTGGAGATACGGTTCAAATTGACAGCACTGGATATCTGATTAAATCAACTACTACCAACTCTGGCACTATTGTCGGCGTCTGTGT